AGTAGCCCGCGTCATATTCAAAAGCGGATTAGTACCGATCGGAGTACTCGGCGCTTTTTTAATAAAAAGCGGCAACAGCGCATTTACTACCGCAGCCCGCACCTCTGCATCACGGTACCGGTCAAGGTCTTTCATCATGTAAAGCGCATTTGCAAGAAGCGGCATACCGCGCACTTCATCTAATAGCTTATCACCGCCGTACACCATCCAGCTGATCTGCCTGCCGGATTTTTCACCAAATACGGGAAGCCGTGTATGCTTTATTTCATTGCCGACCACTTCCCGCACCCAATACGCAACATGCCGCCCCTGCTTGTTTAACTCAACACCGTGAATAATTCGGTTTCCGTTTTTCGGTGTATAGTCAAGCGGCGTCATAATGGCATTGCCGTTAAGCCAATCCCAACAGGGTAAACCTGTTTGCCCGTTAATTCGGGAAACAACAACACCGTCTCCGCAAAGCATCGCTTCAAGCCGTACCTGATTTTGAAATTCCCCGAAGGTAAGCTGCTTTTTATAATCAAATACCGTGTAATCGGACGCATAAAGCTCAAACGCTTCACTCATTTTTTCCGCATACTGTACTGCGAGCTTTTCCCGTTCATCATCTTTTTTATCGGGCCAAATGATTGCACTTATTGGTGTCGGTTCCGGCATCATACCGGTAAAAATTTCATTGCGCAAAATCCGTTTGATAATTCCCGCTGCATATAAATTTTCTGTAAACAGCTGCAGCGACCGTTTCCGCAACGTAAAATAATCGACGCCAAAACCCCAAAGATAATCCCGCGTCGGACCGAAACTTGCAGGGTATTTATCCCCGTCAAATACGTCTTGCACAATATCGCGCACAAAATACGCCAGCACTGCATCTTGTTTTATTTCAGGTATTTGAGACGGCATAACACTTGTATCGTTTATATTTACCACGGCTGCACCCTCACCGCTCCGCCTGTAGGACGGACTCTCGTTTCCAAAATTGAAATAATGTTGAGCAATTCTTTTTGCCGTACATACAGCGATGATAAATCCGAACGCTTGACTGTTTGCCGGTCTTGTCCGGTATCAATCGTATATTCCTGCACCCCGCCGGAAGAGAGTGCCTCTTGCGTAAAATACAAAATCGCTTTTTCAATTTCATATAAAAGGCGGCGCGCATTGTTCAATTCGTCTTTCCAGAATTGCAGCGGACTATCATTGCTAAAAGAAAGGTCTATCAGTGCCATACTGCACATTATAAAATGCTAAAATCAAAAAGCTATTAACCGGCAGATATTTTTTAAGGTTCTATAAACGCGCCTGTTTTTGCGGCTTGCCAAAAGTGCACCCAGCTCAAACCCGGCAACCCCAAGGCATCGCGGCAATAGGCATCGGCAAATATTTCTAATGCAGCCATATTGTAGCCGTAGGTATCGAACGCATGATTGTCCGCGCCGGGACGCTGTTTCCAGATTGTTTTTTGATATTTATTTGTTTGTTTTTCGATAATGTCAACTTTGGTTTCCGCCTCGAACATTTTAAAATAATCGTCGCGGAAATCATCGGGAAAATTCGGATACCAATCGGGCTGATATTGACCTTCATTCCACATCGAAACGCTCATACTATTACTGATTCGGTCTTTCATTTTTGTTGTATTGATATGATAGGCTAACGGAAGTCCGATTCGTTCAAGCGTCGAACGGTCAAAAGTGCGATATGTTTCACCTGCCTTAATATATTCGGCTCCCTTACATGGATAAACACCGGCATAGTGCCTGCCTGCAAACGCATAGACATAATCGGTATACCGTCCCGAATCGACAAGTGTTATCATAATCTTGTAGACCTTACCGTCATCGCCGATAAAGCGGGTGTTTTCAATGTAGGCATCAAGCACATCCCACGGGCCGTTAAAATCTTCCGTGCCGCCGTCAATACTGAAAAAATCAAGCGTCCATGTTACACCGTTAGCAGAATAACCTTTTACATCGACAAACAAATTCCGTTTTTGCACGTCAACCGAACAACAGACAATCAGCACCGGCGAACCGGAATCGCGGACGGCTAAATCATTCGGAATTTTACCCCGTACAAAACCGGCGCGGCGGAACTGTACCGCCCGTTCGTACTGTATCTGCTTGCCCATTTCTTCAAACGTCAAGCCTTGCTTTGTATTGCGGAATGTCCGGTACTTTTCTTTATCGCGTACACGGTTATTTTTAATATCCCAGCACTCTGCCCATTGCCGCACCATATCTTCCCATGAATACATCCCCGGCGGATTATAGAGCGGCGACAAGTGAAACGACATAACGGCCGGAGTTTTACTTTTTGACGTTGCCCGCCATTCGCCTTTTTTGATAATCGCTGCCTTATCGTAATTTTTCATTAAGCGGCCGCAGAATTTACACTTATACGCAACGGTTTCCAAAAGCGGATTATAATCGGCATCATTTTCCCAGACGATACCGTAACGAGAACCGTCATCATTTTCACCGTGCCAGACAAGCTCCTGCATCTTTCCGCAATGCTTACACGGCACAAAGTATTTCTGCCGATCTCCGGCTTCATAGAGCCGTTCAATCTTGCTGGTCTGTTTGACAAGCGGAGTACTTCCCCAAAAGATTTTCCGTTTTGCCGAATATGCGTCCGTCCGGTTCCGCACTAAATCGACAACGGTTCCTTCGTTTTTAATCGAATCAGGAAAAGCGTCAACCTCATCCGCCATCACAATACGGTAACTCATACCACGGAAACGAGCAGGGGAGCGCCCGCCGAAACAGTGCAGATACCCGCCCGGATATTCTTTTGAAATTGCCGTGTCTCCCGTATCACGGCTGCCTTTCTGTTTCCTGTTTTGAGAAAAAATTAAATCACGCGCTCCAGCGTTATCAATCATCTTTTCAATTTTTGTCTGAACGGATGTCTTCATTAAGCCTGCATCAGCGGTTACGTATGCTTGAGGATTAGGATTACTCATAATGTTGTATAAAATTACCGTTTCAATAACAGCCGTTGTTCCGCCGAGCTGATTGCCTTTCATAAGCACAACTTCTTGCACGGGATTATCAGGCGCAAAACAATCGACAATCTTTTTAAAATACGGGAAGCGTTCCCAACTGAACCGTCCGGGAAAGGGTGTAAGATCGGCAGACAAGTACCGTACCCGTTCCGCAAACTCCGACGGCAATTCATACACCTGCTTTTCCGTCAAGGCTGCAAACCGTTCAATGAGAAAATCTACATCGCTTATCTCGTATTCAATCGATTGCATCAAGATAAGACCTCCCCGCCGGAAAAGGCAAACAAGCAGCCTTGCGCACAATGATCTTTAAAACGCCTTTCCTGTTCTTCAAAATATTCCTTATCAATTTCTGTTCCGATAAAATCAAATCCCATATCATAGGCAGCGATTCTACTTGAACCTGAACCCAAATGCGTATCTAAAATTATATCGCCAGCTTTTGCATAGTGTGATAAAATCCATTTATAAAGCGCTACAGGTTTTTGTGCTGGATGGATTTTTCCGCCGGTACGATTATCAAAATGAAAAATTTTTGCAGGGTTTGTAAAACTTGTCCAAGCAAATTCACAAGCGGAAAAACTTGGAAAAGGCTGGCATTTATCCCAGACGATGAAGCCTCGCGTTGGAGGCAACATAAAATAATTGCCGCCGAAGATAATTTGATTTTCCGACACTCGAAACAACTCTACAAAGTATTCTTTTGAAGGCGCCTTGTCCCATTGATTAAATCTTTTTGCCGTTCGATTCAAAAGTCGATTTTTTAATTTTCCCTTGCCACCTGCTGCCTTTCTTCCGGTTAATTCCTGTATGCCATACGGCGGATCAACAATAGCAAGGTTAAACTGTTTGTCGCTGCATTTTCTCATATAATCCATGCAGTCTATATTCAAGGCTTTATTCATCATCCTGTTCAGCCTCTAATTCGTTTTTTATTTCTTGTTTTAAGTCTGCGATTGTATCAGCAGCGCTGTCATCGTGGTATTTATGTTTTAAGCCGTTCAGTTCCCGGATGATATGCTCTTTTGCTCCGGCAAGTATCTTTGACAAATCCGTTTTCATCGTGTTTGCAACGGTTTTCCGCGCGGTTTCTGTATCTGCAAGTACTTGCGCAACGAGGGTATCAGCAACACTTTCAGGATATTCCAACAGCCGTATCATCAGATTATCCGTAAACTGAAACAGCCGTGAGACAACAAAATCTTTATCTACAAGTGTTAAACGGCGTTCTTTAATCCGCTGCTCTTTTTCTGCTGACTCCACGAGTATTTTTAATATTTTGGCATGTTTTTCCAGCGGCAAAATACCGCTGTACCGCATAACCAGCTCTTTCAACGTCAACGTGAGCAATTCTGCAGGAACGCCGATAGCGCGAGCTGCTGTCTGTTCTGCAAAAGGTTTTTGAATCGCATGCGTATGCCCGCCGGTACTTTTCACGTCAAAGCCTGCCGATTGCACGGTAAGAGCAGCATGAGCAACCTGCGTTTCCTCTAATTGCCGACGCTTCATAGCTAAATAGCCTGCATTCACGGGATTTTCGGTATCCAGCTTGCCCGCAGAGTTCTGTATAAGTGTTCCTTTTTTGATTTTTGCACAGATAGACTGTCGGGTAACCCCTGCTTGCCGTGCAAATTCAGCCGGTAATACTTCCATACCATCACTGTAAAAGGCTTACACAATAAAAGCTATTAACCTGTCAAACAAAAGTAAACCTTTTTATAAAATTGACAGACATTTGAAAACCGGCACTCGTCGCCGAATAATTGCACCGGGGTATACCCTCTGACAGTACCTACTACCAGTCTTATAAAATCGAATCCTTTACCGAATCAGACAAGTAAAACAAATTACAATGTTTTCCGCACAATTTTTTATTGGCAACGATAAATGAACTCACTTTTTCTTTTTTTTCATTTAACCTTTGCTTAGCTTAACTTTCTTACAAGTAAAGTAAATTGCTTTACCGGTAAAGCAATTAAAAAACAGTATTAAGTATATACTATGTATAGATTTATATTACTAAAATTAGAAAATGGTGTGAGTAGAAAAAAAAATGCCGTAAAAAATCCACAAAAAAGCAAAACTTTTGCG